AAATACTCACGGATCGATTTTTTAGGTACGGGGATTCAGAGAAGATATATTCGATTATATAGGCTTGGGCAGCCGAAAAACTACGACCCCCCTATTGTTTTCACTTTTCGTAACCGGTTTCCGGATGATCCTGGGTATGATCCAAATTTGCATTCTGCAGATTATGAATTTGGGTTTTACCAACAAGTTAAAGGGTGGGAGCAAAGTGGCGTGCGAACTTGTGCTTATACTCACTGGTTTGAAAAAGGTTCTGAGTCTGACCCTGATGATTCAGACTGTCCATCAAACGCGATTTGGTATAATGGAATCACCGTTACTCAAGGTTCTAGCTCTGGCGGAGGAGGAACCGTTGGCGGTGGAGGAACCGATGGCGGGACGGACGGCGGGACGGACGGCGGAACCGATGGCGGAACCGATGGCGGAACAGACGGAGGAACCGATGGCGGAACCGATGGCGGGACAGACGGAGGAACCGACGGAGGGACGGACGGCTCGACCCGTGCTGATTATACTGGAAAAACAATAGCGTCAAAATATAAAGGCTGGGTCTACGACGAAAGAACATCTGCGATTTCCGGACCTTTTGATGCGGGTGCAATAACTTCGATTACCACAAAAGATAATTCTTCTGAAATGTTTTGTGCCACAGAAGATAAAGAAATTAAGAAGACTGATTTACTAGAATTTAATAATCCAAACTTTAAAACTTTTACAGACCCATACACTAATATAACCACACCTTTTGATGGTGAAGTTACAAAAGGTATTGTTTTATCTGAAACCGGTGAAGGGTTTAGTTACAGAAATAAATATCTAGATAAACCATTTGGAGATTCGGTCATCGGTAGCGGGACTGTAAAAATGCCTTTTTTCTTTCGCAACTCCTATCTGGCAATGACTGAAACTAACTGGATGCATCTTGGAGATGAGCATTCCGAAAAACAAGTCTATCGAGTAGATTTACGATTTCATAAGAATTCATGCGGGCATCTCTGGCTGTATGTAATGAATGACGAAGGACTCGTCAAAGGTCAGTACAAAGGAGCTTTAAAAGAACACATGAAAGTATTTACCAATCTTCGCGGTAGGTCTTTTAAAATTCAAATGATGATTGCCACTCACTACGATCATCCATGGGCTATGCGGGAAATGGCTATCGGTCATTTATACGGGAAATCTTTCTAAGCCGCTTTCCAAAGCTGAAGTATTTTTGGATCTGTAATCAGGTCGGAATATGATTTACTCGTAGTCTCAACAGATGCATGCCGCATAAATTTTTGAGATGTATATACGCTGACCGTAGTCGATATAAAGCTCGCAAAAAGTTTCCGGCATTCATGAAGCGGAAGATTGCGATCCCACCCAATTTTACGCAACGCATCGAGCGTTGGATCAAATAAAGCACGACCTTCATCTGCTCGGTTTTTAATTAAGTAAGTACCATCTCCAGCTTTATTAAGTATGCTCGCTGCCACTGCCTTACTTCCTTGTGTGAAACCCTCATGCCCACCTTTGGGGCGGAAATCTAATTCCCGTTCAACGGTTATTCGAGCTATGTCACTTGTCATGTTAAACCAGTCGGCTCGTGCGTGAAACGCTTCGTTTCGTCGCAGTCCAAAATGTAAAACCAAACCAAGAAGAGTGTACATGTCACCCGTGCTATTTTCCCAAAGTTCAAATGTGCGCTCAATTAAATCGGTTTGTGGAAGTTTATACTGCTGACCAAGACCCGTAAATTTATCAAAGTCTTTTACTTCATCAAAAAAGCTAACATCCCAGCCTTCGTAGACTCTAGGTTGTTTCGCAAGTGCGCATATTTTAGCAATCTTCGAATTGATTGTTCGCATACAACTTGCGATCTTTCCCTGATCCGTGAGCTTCTCTAATTTCAGTCTTTTATACTCCATCCAAAAATGAAAATCTAATTTATTAACCAAAACATGATCAACATTTCGAGTACCCATGACTTTTCTAAAAACCGAATATATAGCGTCTTTGTAATCTCGAATCGTAGTGGAGGATAAACAATTTGAAACTGCGAAATTATCATAAAGTTCCCACAACTTTCCGAGAGTTGGAACTGGATCTTTAACTTTAGCAAATGCTTTTTTCTGAAACATCTTTTGTACCTCTTCAAATGGATGAAGCATGAGGTGACCTCGAATTTGATCTGCTAAATCAAGAGCGGCTTTTCGGTCTAATCCGAGAGGGAAATATCGAACTTTCCCTTCTACTTTTGCCTTGTAGTTCCATCCTCCTCTTTCGGAGCGTTTATATATTCTAGTTTTTCGACTAGATGTAGCGACTTTGTGACTAGTGGTGTGTGATTTCATACCACTATCGGTAGTGTGTTTCTTCATTTTGTCCAGTGTTTATGCGGTTACACCCTACATCTAGTGCCTCGAATTCACATTTTGAATCCAGCGCGTCTACCAATTCCGCCATCCGGGCAAGTTATTGAATAGCAGCAACTTGACACCGATGTAAAGCTGTGTTATACATTAAATATGGCTCAAGTGTATCTCTTTTGTATCGAGCCATCAATTAAAAAAATTATGAAGGAGTGGTTGGAAAAACAAAAATCGCAGGAGAAAAACATGCTCGATGCGGTCGGTATTCAAGCTAGGCAGATTGCTGATGATCTCGTACCTCAGGTCAGGCTATGTGCTCTCGAAAATGAAATGGCTTCAAGCATTTTAATAAAAGTGCATTTCGAGTTCGATGATGATAAAACCGAAATATGGAGTGAAGGTGCAGTTGACTTTCCACCAAAACAATCGGTTAGCCAAATGTTTGAACTGACCTATGAGTCAGAAGAGCAAAGTTCTTGAAAAGCTCGGCCTTACGGCTGAGGAAGTAAGGGTTGCTTTTGGAGTAAAAGAAGAAAAGAAAGAACCGACTAAAAAAGGTTATCTATTTCGTCCCGATCAAAAAAGAATGAATGATCGGATGAAATTTTGGAATCGTATGGTGTACGCCAGGTTTGCTAGCGGTATGCACCCAAAAACCATCGCAGCCGCCCTGGGAGTTTCAGAAGAAACTGTCCGAGTCAGACTGCGACGGTCAGGTTTTTTTTCAAAAGGTGAGCCTTTGCTTCCTTAACAAGTAAAAACAGACCAGTCTTCTTTATACTTTTCAAACTGTCCCTGGGATTCTAATGAATTCGGGTACAGCCATAAATTGACAGCCTTAATTTTTCTACAAGGAACGATGTAGAAAACGTCGTGAGGTTCAACATACGCTACAAGGTAGTCGACCTTAGTACATGATATTTTACTGTGCTGACTACTACCACCTCGGCCGGATTTTGCTGAAATTCGATATCTCGATGTTTTCCACTTTTTAACCTCAGTATCAGTCCCTTTAATCTGAATTCTAAAAATCTCATTGTCAGAATTTACTAAATGACAATCTTGAGGAAGGTGGTCTCCCGCGGGTACAAAAATTTCATACCCGCGTTTCATGGCTTCCGAAAAGAATTTGTACTCGTAAAAAGTACCCCTCTTTTTGTTGTGCCTACACTTCTCCGTCAATTTGCCATCCATACTGCGATTTGTCAGAACGTGATACCCAACCAAAGCCTTTAGAAAGCATGTGACTTAACCCCCAACCTAGTTTTTTCGGGGTAAGCTCTTTGAGCAACACGCGATTATTTTCATTTGCAGAAAGAACAACCATTAGTTCAGAACATGTACCTTCCCAACTATCATCCTTTAAAGTCTTTCGGAACATAGAAAGAATCTCGATAATATGACTATATCGACTATCCGCTCTAGCCCTAGATTCTAATTCTTTATTAACGAATGCCTGAACACCAAACCGTGTCTCCAAGAGCGCAGGCTCAATTTCGTGGGCCAAAAGCCATGAGGCGAAGGCTGGAAGTTCGGAGGTTACTGTCTGTTTAATGTCTTTGGTAAACCCAAATCCATCATTGCATTTGAAAACCATCAATTTATCTTTGATGCTCATGTCTAAATCGGGAAGAAGCCTCATGGAAACCGGATCATCATTTAAGGTACAAGATATTCTACCTCTCCAATAAACCCGACCAGACTTCTTGAATTTTCCATTAATAAGGAATGTGTCATTCGCAATATGCTCCTTAAGGCGAGCTGTAAATGCTGTATGCATTGCATTGCTAGCGGTCGGTGCCTCATCGTCAACAAGCCACATGCCGTATTCAAATAAGTGATCTGTCCATTCACTCTTGCCGGTTAAATATTCTGATGCCTTGATTCCACCACCGAATAATCCGCCGAGTATAATAGTGTTATACAGAGTTTTCCCGCAATTTGGAGGGCCGACTAAAAAGTGTGCGTGTCCACGCTTGGGGTTTCCAGCTAATGCATTCCGATATGAGTACGATAACCAAGCCAATTCATATTTTAATTGTTTCTTCCCAAGCATATGCTCCATCCACTTTGCTATGGTTGGAAAGTCATCTCCCCATCCGCCCGCATTGTCGGCAGGAGTTAATGGCCTGACCCGTGCGGTGTTAAAATAAGTTCTGTTCTCATGCTTAACAATTTGCGATTTTACAAAGCAAAAGGGTAGGCCAGCTTCAACACGCTTTGCCGTATTTATTTGAAACAAGGCTTGTTTAACTTCAGAAACATTTTCATGCCTAGCCGGACGGCCGGATAAATTATGCCGACATTGGAGATCGAGCATACATTCTTCTTTGTTATTTATAAAATATGATCCACTCCCGTCTTCGATAAAATAGTTTTTCCCGTCATACCAATAAGATTTTATAGCTTCTCCAATTCGTCCAACTTCGTAGTTTCGAACGAATTCATTACTAGTAATCTCAGCCCATGTATAAAATCCTTTGGGCATGTTAAATACCTGCATGCCGGTTTCTCTGACAATTGCTGCATTCTTTGTTTTATGCCCTCCGCCTGGATCCCAAAAGGTCGGTCCTCGACTACCCTCAACAAATTCTGTAGGCCATTGGTTATCAGGCCACACCCTTTGAATTTCAGCGTAGACAGCTTCAAGTGGGATGACAACGCCCTGACCTCGAAAGTCGGAGGATTTCGTAGTCTCGTACTGCCAATAGTGAAGCATTGATGTTGGAATTCGTGCGTCAGGACTGACTGCTTTCCATCCATGCCCGTGCAAAAGATAATGCTGACGCTTGAATATGCCTGAATCAAATCCGCGAGCTATAGCATCTCTACCATCAAGCTTAAGTTCTTTGGCCAAGCGCCCAAGAAATTTCTCATTGGTCTTACTACCATGACAAAAGATTGGATCTTCAAAAAACCAAACGGCATGAATCCCACCGCTATAGCTCCGACTGATATAATTAACTGGGTAGTCATGATCAATCATCCGGCGTACAATCTCTTCGAATTCTTCGTCAGTGAAATCAGCATCCCAGTCAACCGTGACCCCGTGCAGATACCGCATTGGATTAGCTTCACTTACTCTCTGACCAGGATCAACACCTTCACCGGTTGAGTAAGCGCAGTAAACTGTACTTGGACTAGCTGCCCATGCTTTATATTCTGTAGTGTTCCGAAACTCAGGAAGGTCAAATTCTACTTCCCAAGGCTTGGATTTACTGACCTGACTAGCACGCAGGTTTGGAATCGCGAATAGTTCCATATAATAATATCTCCTTTAAAACTTGGTTAACTTCATTTCTAAGATCCATTTCGTAGCACGAAATATTTCGAATCTCATAATTTATAAGCTCGGGGTTTATCCCAGCTTCGGAAATGTGTTCATCTCCATCTTCATCCAAGCCTCTCACAACTCGAACAATAACTCCACCTCTTGCACGAATCATCGCGGCTTCGTTTGGAAATCGAACATCATCGATTATATAATTTCTTTCATCTTCTAGATCCTTCTCTAATGAAGTAACCCATATGTTTTGAGAAACTAGTGTGCGCCCAAATTCGGTACCCAAAAGCTGCATCAGCTCTCTCGGGCTTTTTCCAAATTCGGGAATTACCTCTTCTTTTTTTGCAGGGTCGTAAAGCTCGTCACTAGACAAACCCATCGCAGAAAGCATTAATTTTATAGGTGTTGCAAAACTCTTAATTCCATAGTCCCAATCTTCCGCGATTATTCTACCGACAGTCGATTTACCACACCCTTTTTTTCCTGTAAGTCCTATTATCATTTTGTATATTGTTTTGTAATTATAGCTTCAGATGCGAGTGGTACATTTCGCATCCATTCCGGGCCGTTACCCATAATTTTTTCAATCGCTGATTTTGATTCCTCAGCCATGGATTCAGGAACTTCGATCACGACTTCATCGTGTACATGAAGAACGATTTTAAAACCCGCATCCGTTAATCGATTCATGATAAATCCAAAGCAGTCCCGTGCCAGTGCTTGAACACTGTTTTGAAACAGGTTAGCTCCGTACATTTTAGTCCTGCGAATTGATCCTTTTTGAGTCGCACAGGTCACCCCGTCAGGCTCGTGCCGACAGCGAAAGTACTTAAGCACTCGGCCGGAGGGTAAAGGAATTTCAAAATCATTTCCTTCGCTAGCGGTTTGCTTAAGCTGAACATCCAAAGTTTTCCATGCCTGTGTGATTTTTGGGTTCTTGTCGCGAAAATCCATAACCTGTATGAAAGCGTTGACCCATTGACGGCGGTCGTCGCTCGGAAGTTGTGGGTATAAGGTCGCTTTTCCGGGCATGTACTTCCCAGCATATTCCTGAAATCTTAACTCATCAGTTCTACTAAAATCCTGATCTAGGATTTGGGTCTGACCATAGAGTGCGACAGTGTCCGCAAATTTAGACCACCCACTTCCGTAGCCCAATTGAAGAACACGAACTTTGGCCAGTAGATAAAGTTCAGGATCTTCGTCCTTTAATTTCCCACCTGTCCAGCCCATTGTCTGCCTTGCGTGTGCCTCATACGGAGACATTCCCTTAGCCACAAGATCTAGGAAATCTGTATCCCCAGCAAGAAAAGCTGTAAGCCTTGGCTCAATCTGAGAAAGGTCAGATACAACGAGTGTGTTATCCTTTCCCGCAGATATGCAGTTACGAATGTTAACTCCATACTTAGATTCGCGCGGTAAATTCTGAACATTAAACCCAGCATCACCACTCC